GAGGTGGTTGCACTGGTGCACCACGTCGCGACCAACTGGGATCAGACGGCGGAGCAGGACGAGAACGAACTTTTGATGAGCGGCGAAGCCGCAGAAGGGGTCGAGGAATGAACAACAAGACGTTCGAGCACTTCGCTCACAGCGCGGCGACCAGCATGGCTGGCCGCATGACCGACGAGATGTACTACAATCTCCGTACCGGGGCTTTCGTCCGGAAGGAGCTGGACGACTATTCGGTGGGAGAGTACACCGGGGCATACACGCTGACCAAAACCATCGAGTGGGTCGATGAAGACCCACGGCGTGTCGTCGTTCACTCATTCTTCGCTCCCAAGTGCGAGGAGTGGCGCAGTCCGCCGCAGCATGAGTGGACTTCGACGTTCTTTCCGGAGGTGCCGAACTGTCGGCGCACTCGCAAGTCCATGAACCTAGCGACGCTGCTGGTCGAGGCTGGCATTGACCCAACTGACGCGGATATCGTCGTCAGGGACTGGGCTGCGAAGATGAGTTCCGTGAAGTTGGAAATGAAATGTTTCCACGGAACCGACATCGTCGACCAGTATCGCGAGATGGAAAACTGGTCAACGTCCTGCATGACAGGGCACCGTTCCAAATACACGGAGCTGTACGCTGGCAACCCGTCGCAGATCGCGTTGGCAGTCCTCTACAACGACGGACTGCCATATGCTCGTGTCATGCTGTTCAAGCCGATCCACGACAAGAAGGTCACGCTGTCTGACGAAATTCCGGCTGAGATCGGTGCGGGATGGAAGTACATCCGCATCTACAGCAGAGGGATGTCGATGGGTTGTTGTGACGACCAGACGACACTTGCCCACGTCAGAAACCACCTCGACAAGCTGGGTGTCAAGCACTGGTACGACACCCCGACTGGTTGGGTGCATGTCCGGAAGGGCCCAAACAACTGGACTCCGTATCTCGACGGAGATCTCGAGCTGGTGCATCAGGGCAACACGGCATGCATCTACATGGGCGAGAATCCGCACCCATACTGGGATAGCGCGTACGCGCACGCCACGGATCCGTATGGATCAGGCTTTGACGATAGCGATGTGCGCTGTGCACACTGCGGCGAATCATACAATTCAGAAGACGACGAGTCGGGCTACATCAACGACGTCGGGGACTGCTGTCCCTGCTGCTATCGCGACTCGGTCTACTGCGAGTTCGAGGACATCTCGGTCTTGTCTGACAACGCAATCGAGGTGCGGTCGCGGTGCGGAAACTATCACGGCTACGCCAGTCGGGAGTTCGACTCGTACCGCCGTACTTCGTTTGTCTTGGCTGAGACCAAAGATGGTGACGAGGTCTTCGTCCCTGAGCAGGAAGCGGTCTCGACTGGTGACGGCCACCTCTGGTGGGATACCGGAGATGACGAGCCGGTGCACATCACGAAGAAGCTGACCGTTGTTGGCACAGGAATGGACATGTGGTTCGGATTCGTCGAGGTCGACGAGTGGTCGTGGACAGCGACTACCGTGACGATGCGCGACGGCGAGGAGGAGCTGGTTTCCATCGATCATCGACTGACTAATCGCTGCCACATCCAGCCCACCATCAAGTGGGACGAAGGAACTGGCCGCATCCGTCTCTTCCTTGGCAGCGACGAGATGACCCTGGCTACGCTGTACTTCAACAAGCCGGAATGGGCTGTGATTGATGGTAACTGGAAGGTGCGGGGCTGCAACACATGGAGCTACCCGGACAACCTCGACGGTGTGCGTCGGTACATTTCATGGTCAAGTCAGTCGATGTACGCGTCGCATGAGTGTTTCTACAGTCCGCTCGTCATGTCGGAGATCACGGCAAAGGCAGTCGACTCGTCGTACTGCGCTCCAAGCATGACCAGTATCAACAGGCTGGAGGAGATGCTGGAGGACTCAGGTAGCCTTGGAATGCTCAATCGCATCGAACAGGCATATCCTGGAACCGCTACAACTGGATGGATGGAGTCGCATACGCTTCGCATGATGGGATTCGCGAAGAAGCGGCTTATTGGTACTGTTCGATACAGCAGCTCCGGAGACCTGTACTTCATCGTGTCCAGCGACAACATGGTTGTTGCTGCGTACGATTGGCATGGACGTCGCATGATCGAAATGACAGTGCCTGTGTACCCTGGCGCTGCCGATTTCGAGCGTGCAACCAAGAAGTTCTACCAGAAGAAGGCTAACGGCGAAACGCCAACAGCCGAGATGATCCAGCACTGGCTCACGAATGGAGATGCATGATGTGGCTTCCCTCGAAGCGACTGTTCACAGACACCTTCCTCAACATGTGCAGGATGACCACGCCGCACGGCTACGAGCCGTTCGTGTGGGCGTTCCTGCCTATTCCTCCCCGTGGGGCTGCTCCTGACTGCGGCCCTGGCTACCGCAAGGCCGAGCAGTGGATCGACGAGCACGGAAACTGGCATGTCTGGGTTCCGTATCCGACAGGATACGACGGCCCGAATGTCATGTGGACGTCGCACTGCGACACCGCCGACAGGGATCCGACTGCCGTCAAGTTCGTGTGGGACGGCGATCTGGTCGGCACCGACAAGAAGTCGATCCTAGGTGCGGACGACAAGACTGGCGTGACCATCATGTGCATGATGATTCGCGCCGGTGTTCCTGGCCACTATGTGTTCTTCTGTGGCGAGGAGGTCGGCTGTCTAGGGTCCAAGGCATTGGCCAAGGAGTGCGAGTTGGGTGTCTATGACTGCTGCATCTCGCTCGACCGCAAGGGCTACACCAGCATCATCACCCATCAGTGCGGATCGCGTACGGCATCCGACGCATGGGCTGCTGAGTTGGCTGGTCGACTCAATGACCTGAACCCATCGTTTCAGTACTCGCCGGACAACACCGGCGTGTTCACAGACAGTCGTGAGTTCTCCGATGTGATCCCCGAGTGCACCAACATCTCGGTCGGTTACTTCAAGCAACACACGAACGATGAGCAGCAGGACGTCGAGTTTGCGTACGACCTGTGCATTGCTCTGATCCTGCTGTGCCGAGATGGCTATGGCATTCCGATGCCAAGCCGCAATCCGGCGCTTGAGGTGGAGGAAGACAACTACGGCTATAGCTGGCTGTTCCGCAAATCGGGCGATCCCGACACTTTCAGCGATAGCGAGTGGAAGCGTAGAGTTCTCGACGACATGGACGACAAGGATTGGTGGCACTGACTATGAATCACACTGCATACGCAAAGACGGTCTTTCGTTCCCGCAACTTCCGCATCCAACCGACGGACCTTGACGATGTCGTCCAGGCTGCGCTGGTTGCGGCACTTTCCAAGGGGATCGACACAGATGACGACAAGATCAAGGGTTTTCTCTTCATTTCCTGCATGCGTCACATCCAGACGACCTGCAAGAAGAAGCCCACGGTTGCAGTCAAGCCGACCCATAGGATTGGCGGCTCGACTCAATTGGCCGACATGATCAAGTCAGAAACACTCGATCGTGTGCTCGAGAACACCAAGTCCCTGCCAGACGGACTCAGACAGGTAGTCGAAATGACTCTGTCTGGTATGGATGCACATGCCGTGGCATCTGCTCGACAGGTCAAATCGACTACTGTTAGAGTCGACAGATGTAGGGCATACAAGTTGCTGCGTGATCTCCACTGATTTTGGAAATTTTCTTCGAGGTTTGAGCCGACTATATGAAGGAACCATATAGTATATAGATAAAGATATGATTATCCTATCTAGATACTATATAGGTTACCTAAAGGAGTCCAATGGCAATCACTAACGACGAGGGAACCGTTGAGTATCTTGATCACATGGGTTCTGATCTCACGGTTGTTAACGCTGCTCGGGTGTCGTTCAACAAGCAGATCAGCGTCATGTCGGAAAACGACGAACGGCTGATCAAGTATCTTGCTGATCACAACCATGTCAGCCCGTTCTTCCATCCGCAGATCTCGATCCGGATCGTGTGTCCAATCTCCATTCGGAACCAGTTGGACAAGTCGAGAATCGGGCTGGCGATCAACGAGGTCTCGAGACGGTATGTCAGCACCACCCCGCCTGTGTTCTTCCCAAGCTGGCGTAGCAAACCATCCGGAAGCATCAAACAAGGATCGGGTAGCATGATCAGCGACCCTGATATGCTGGTGTCTGTCGACATGATGTACCGTGAGGCCGTGGCCACCTGCCTGACGACGTACGAGCACCTTATTGCACAGGGTGTCGCTCCCGAGCAGGCCAGGTTCGTCCTGCCGCTCGGCACCATGACGGAGTTCATCTGGACAGGATCTCTGGCTTCGTATGCCAGAGTATTTCAGTTGCGCACCAGTCCTGACGCACAGCAGGAGTGCCGCACCATCGCGTACAAGATCGGAGCCATCGTGGCCCGTCACTTCCCCATCAGTTGGGCCGCACTGGTCCAAAGGAGCATCGCATGAGCCGCAGAAACGACTTCGCCTCCCTTCGTGTCCTCCTCAACAGCATGCTCGACATCGTCAACAGCGCAGACTGCGACGATGTCGAAGACCAGCTGGTTGACGACAAGCACGACACCTACATCGTGAAGTTCCTGCACCGCGATTACGAGACCAAGAACGAGTTCGACCTGATCTTCCACGTCGACTTGATCCACGGTCAGAAGCTGGGCCTGCGTCTCAACGTCGTTGCCCTGTGGCACGGCGGCAGTCCCATCTACGAGACCACCACCGACTGGAACGCGTTGACTCCCGGCAATTTCGATATCTACCATTCCGACAGGGTCCGAATCGCGATCATGGATTGCCTGATGGACATCAAGAGCCGCCGCTTCTTCGGTGACACCCCCGACGAGGCGTTCATTCTGTTCGTCGATAAGGTGCTCGACGACGCAATCCTTCTGTCCGTCAATCAGGTTGGAGTCGCGCAGTGAACGACAAAGACGAAGCCGACTACTGGAACGACTACTTCAGGAGCAATCACCGATGAATGACGCTGAAGAGCTGATCGCCAACCTGTACCGCCGTCTGCTTGCGGAGGAGAACCACAACGATTTCCTTCAGAAGGAGATCGATGCTCTAAAGACGGACATCATGAACTTGAGGCTTGTGATTGACAAGCTCGAGCGTGAGCTGTCTGAGTGCAATGAGCGTCTGTTCAATGAGATCGAGACCAACTACTGGAACCAAGAAAGAGGTGAAACTTGAAAGCAGGCTCCCTGTTCTCCGGAATCGGTGGCTTTGATGTTGGATTTGAACGCGCCGGCTTTTCCGTGGAATGGTGCGTAGAGAACGATGCCTCCTGCCAAGCGCTGCTTGCCGGCAAGTTTCCGTCCGCATCCCTGTACGGAGATATCCGCACCGTATCATCGAAGGTTCTCGACGACGTCGATGTAATCTATGGCGGATTTCCATGTCAAGATGTGTCCATCGCAGGATACAAGAAAGGATTGGCTGGTGAAAGATCTGGATTGTTCCATGAAGCAGTCAGGGTTGTTCGAGACGTCAATCCTAGACTCGTCATACTCGAAAATGTCCCAGGACTGCTGTGCAGCAATAACGGACACGATTTTGCTGAAGTCATCCGTGAGTTGGCCACATGCTGGTCTGGTGCGGAAGTCGGATGGAGAGTTCTGGACAGTCAGCATTTCGGAGTACCCCAGAGACGCCGTCGTGTCTTCATTGTGGCAGGTCCTACAAGAGGATGCGTCGAGTCGGTTCTTTCTTTCTCCGACAGCATCGATCGGGCTGCTGAGGAGAGCGGACACACGAGGCAAGCGACTCAAGCCAGTGATTCGAGAGGCCCTGGAAAGTGTGGGCCGGAGACTCACACAGAAGTAATCGACAGGGACGCCCTAAATGGCATCGTAGGCTGTCTTACATGCCATATTCCAAAGCAGTATGCCGAAAGTGTTCGTGTGGGTCACTACATCGCAATCAATAGAAACGGGCAGGACGAAGTCAGGCTGCTGACTCCGTTGGAGTGCGAACGTCTTCAGGGTTTTCCTGACAATTGGACCGAAGGTCAATCTAATACGGTTCGATACAAGCAATTGGGCAACGCAGTCACCGTGAATGTTGCCGAGTGGTTGGGCAGAAACGCATATGCATTTCTAAAGGAGCACCATGAGTAATAACAACGACGCATTCGAGTACCACAAGGAGCGCCTTCTTCCCCTCATCGGAGCAAAGATCGTCTCCATCGTGGTTGATTCCGAGGATGATCCGGATGTCTACTGCGGACTGATCATCAAGCTGCCTAACGGATCGAAGAAGGAACTGGTGTTCCTCAGCGACCCCGAAGGCAACGGGCCAGGCCATCTGCACATCGGTAACATCCCATGAGCAGACCTCCTTGGGATGAACGACGGCTTGCCGTCTGGCGGAACCAAGGCATCAGAGGCATGACCCGTGGGCTATTCTTCAGGATGTGGGAGGAGCAGCAGGGCCTGTGTCTTATCTGCAAGACCATCCTGTACACAGGATCGGCAGGACGGTCGGGGTATACCCTTGACCACGACCACGACAGCGGAAGACCGCGCGCCTTGCTCTGCCAAGGATGCAACAAGCATGCCGCCCTGAAAGAAGGGGCGGACATCGAGAGGTACAGGAACACCCCGTTCTACGACTACGTGCAGCAGCACAGAAAGAAAGTCGACGATGTGGAAAGACCTGACGGACGAAGAGAAGACGAGGCTGACAGTCCTCAATGACGAGCAGGAGATCGACGGGATCGAGCAGGGAGTCGCGCGATACCGCAGGTCGGTTGAGCATCAGGACATCGACCGACCCTCTCGCAAGCTGATCAAGTCGGTGTTCGACCGTGTCTCGTCTGCCATCGAGGAGGACCAGCGCCTCCTGATGGAAGGCAGGGCTGTAGGAGGTCGTCCTCAGCAGTGGGCTGCGGCCTACCTGACGATGGATCCCGACAAGATGGCGTTGATCACCCTATCGTGCATGATGTCGATCGAGGACTCCAAGCTGTCCAAGACCGCATTCACGATCGCGGACAGGGTCAAGCTGGAGCATGAGTTCGACGAGATCAGGGCCAAGAACAGAGGAGCCGAGAAGGACAAGAAGGGATTCAGCAGGAACTTCAGCGCACTGCTGAACGACAGGACCAAGGTTCGGAAGCTGTACAAGAAACTCTGCTCGAAGCCGTTGGAGTGGACGTACAACCAGCGGCTCGGCATCGGATGTCGCCTCATCCAACAGGCCGTCATGGCAACTGGACTGTGGGGCATCGACCGAAAGCGTGATGGAAAGAAGACGACGACATGGATCACGATGTCGGACGAGATCATCGAACTGGTGCTCTCGTCCCACTCCGAACTCGAGATCCTGCGGCCCGTATGTCAGCCGATGACCTGTCCTCCAGTGGATTGGTCGATGGTCGGCAGCAGCTTCGTCGGCGGCTATCGCCTCATCAAGCAGCCTCTTGTCAGGGACAAGTTTGGAGAGCACCCTGTCGACTACGGCAAGGCCGACATGCGCAATGTGCTTGCGGCACTGAACTCCATCCAGTCCGTCGAGTGGAGGATCGACAAGCGGATCTACGATCTCGCTCTGTCGATCAGCAAGAGCACACAGTACGACGAGGTCATCCCGTTCATCGGTACAGCTCCGAAGCTGCCTCCGTTCCCGACAGATGGCACCAAGGAGCAGAAGCGCATCTGGCATCAGGACAAGGCCCAGATCCTAGCCGCATTCAAGGCCAAGGCTTCGGTAAGAATGGTCTGCATGAAGGCGCTGAGGGCGGCTGGCATGTTCCTCAATGCTCCGATCTGGTTTCCACACAACCTGGATTGGCGTGGCAGGATCTACCCGCTGACGTCCTACCTGTCTCCTCAGGGTTCCGATCTTCAGAAGGCCCTGCTTGTCTACGGTCGCCGCAAGCGGCTTGGGGACAAGGGCCTGAGAAGGATGAAGATCTGGGCTGCTTCGTGTGCAGGACAGGACAAGATCTCCATCGAAGACCGGATCAAGTGGCTGGATGACAACTACAACTACCTGAAGTTCGACCCCGATGTCGACCTCAGGTGGGCGGGGTACGACAGCCCGATGCTGTTTGTTCAGGCCATGCTGGAGCTCAAGGAGGCGTATCAGACCGGCAAGCCGACGGAGTTCATGTCCTGCGTCTCGGTATGTGTAGATGGATCTCAGAACGGCCTTCAGCATCTGTCTGCACTAGGCCGAGATGCCGAAGGTGGAGCTGCGGTCAATCTGACCGATGGTATCGTTCCATCCGATCTGTATGCCGATGTAGCCGATCTTGTCTATGCCGCCGTGTGCGGTGATGCTGAGATGGTTGCGGCAACCGGAGAGGTGAAGGACGAGATGGGACAACCTGTTCCTCCGCTTGTGTGGCATCCGCTGCTGGAGGTCAGGAAGAAGCGCAGATCGATCGTCAAGCGTTCTGTTCTCGCATACCCGTACGGCGTGACGAAGGCCGGAATGCGAGACGGACTGATCGTAGATGGCTTCACCGACGGCATTGCCGGTAGCCGTCACAGGAACGCATGGTACCTGGCCGAGAAGATCGATGTTGCCGTTCGTGATGTCGTCATCTCGGCAGGCAGACTGATGGACTGGTTCAGAAAAGTGGCCGACGACACGGCCAAGCTCGGCAAGCCCATCGCATGGGTCGCCCCGTCGGGCTTCCCGGTATCCATGCACTACTTCGTACGGGAGTCAAAGGAGGTTAGGACATGTCTGGCTAGAATCTCCGTTCAGGTTCCAACCAACGACAACGATGTCAGTGCGTCTGCCCAGGTTCGTGGGATCGTGGCCAACTTCATCCACTCCCTCGACGCATCGCATCTTGTCGACACGGTCCTCAACGCCAATGCGGCTGGCATCACCGACCACCAGTTCGTGCATGACTCATTCGGCTGCCATGCCTGTGATGTTGACGAGCTGGGCGTTAAGATCCGCGAGTCGTTCGTCAGGATGCACTCAAACGACATCCTCAAGTTGTTCATCGACTCCGTCGAGCAAACGGGTTACAAGACCCAAGATCTCCCACCGTCTGGAACGTTGGACATTAGCGCTGTTCTTCGATCAACGTTCTTCTTTTCCTGAGGGTATAAGCCGCCTATATGAAGGAACCTCATGAGACTCGCTCTTCTAGACACAGACATCATCATCTACAGATCAAGCATCCTGAATGAAGATGCTTCTCTTGACTGGGCAATAGACGAATACAAGAGGATCAGAGACTCTTGGCTGGATGCATCAGGATGTGATGCATACGTCACCTGCATGAGCAAGGGTGTGTCGTTCAGAAAGAACTGGTGGGAAGGCTACAAGGCGTCTCGAGAACTGAAGCCCCGACCCAAGCACCTGACAGATCTTCGTGAACATGTCAGGAACAACGACAACCCGATCGAGATGCAAGGAATCGAGGCAGACGATGTCATTGGCATGCTGGCTGCAGAGCTGAATGACTTCGTCATCGTGACCGTCGACAAGGACCTGGATCAGATCGAGGGTCCCCACTGCAACCCCGACAAGCAGACGTCGTACTTCGTGGACGACGACCGTGCGTTCATGACATGGATGATGCAGATCCTTGCAGGGGACGCAACCGACTGCTATCCCGGTGTTCCCGGCATTGGAGAACGCAAGGCATTTCAGATGCTGGATGCCGCCTGTCTAGCTGACATGCCATCCATCGTCCGTCACTGCTACGAATCAAGGGACCTGAGCCTTCAATACATGACGCAGATGATTGTCTGTGCCACAATCGTAAAGGACATCAAATGGACAGAGTTCTCATCACGGGGTATAACCGATCCGTCAACTCACGCAACGTTCGAGTTGTTCGGTCTGCCTATGACTGGCTGAAGTCCAATGGGTACGACCCGATGGACGTGTTCCGATCGGATGATCTGATCGGCAGTCAGACGCAACCGTCCTCTGCATACCGCGTGGAGGCCATCCTCAACGACATCATCCTGCTGTCCGGCTCGAACGGTGTCGCGTTCATCCGTGGATGGGAAGACATTGCCGAGGCTAGGGCAATTCGGGAACTGGCCGATGCAATGAGGAAGAAGGTCATCCTTCTTCCGGAGATCCAGGAGAACTAATGGCAAGAGTACTTGTGATCGGGGACACGCACTGCCCCGCAATGCACGACAACTACATCAAGTTTCTGAAGTCAGTGCAGAAGAAGTGGAAGACGACGCGTACGATCCACATCGGAGACATCGTCGACCATCACTGCATCTCGTTCCATGACAAGCATCCCGACAACGAGGGTGCTGCCGTCGAGTACAAGAAGTCGGTCAAGCAGATCGACAGGCTGTACAGCGAATGGCCCGACATGACCGTGATGATCGGCAACCACGATGCCCGTGTGCGTCGGCTGAACTCCAAGATGGGGATTCCCTCCCTGTACCTCAAGGAGTTCAACGTGCTGTACGGGACATCCAACTGGAACTGGCTCGAGTCGACGGAGGTCGACGGCGTGTACTACTACCACGGAGAGGGATGCGGTGGTCAACACCCTGCCTTCTCTGCCGCCAAGATGCGGATGCAGCCTACCGTCATCGGACATTACCACAGTTCATGTGGCGTGTGGTATCAGGCAGGACCTACACAGAAGGTGTGGGGAATGAACGTGGGATGCGGCGTCGACCGCAACCACTGGGCAATGCAGTACGGTGCTGCGTTCCTGAAGAAGCCGATCGTAGCATGCGGCGTGGTGATCGACGGCACCCCGTTCGTGGAGACCATGGACCTATGAGATCGCAGAAGGACTGGGAGATCATGATCACGGCCATCACCAAGTCGGTGATTGAGAGCGGTGCGGACCCCAAGGACTGGGAGGAGCGCATCCGACATGGCCTCAAGATCGTCATGACGCTGACCAACACGGCGCTGGCAAAGGAACAGAAGTGAACGACAAGCTGAACGACATGCTCATCAAGGAAATCGATGAGCTGCGAAACCTACACGACAGCCTTGAGTACATGTCGATCCGAAAGATCGACGCAAAGCTGACTCGAATCATCTCGAATCTGGAGACCGTCTCCGGACACATCTCGGCAGAGATCGACAATACCGACCTCGTCTAAGGAGCAACAAGACATGGCAAAGACCAACAACGGCAAGCCCTCGATCTACTTCAGCAAGACCCGCTTCAAGAGCGCGGCTGGCATCGCCAAGTTTCCCGCACTCGTCGAGCCCGACTCGTACAAGGGTGGCGATCCGACCTTCAAGGTCACGGTCATGTTCGACCAGAACGATCCTGAGTTCGTGGCCATGAAGGCCGAGATCACCGCATTTGCTGCGGAGTTTAGCAAGGAGTGCGGTCGCACGATCGATCCGTCGTCCGTCATCCGGGCCGACAAGCTGACCGGCGATCCGTGCATCTCCTTCAAGTCCAAGGCCCGTCGCGACGATGCAGGCAACTACATTGTCGTCCCTGTCGTCAACAGCGACAAGCAGCCCTGCGACACCGCCAATACCAATGACCGCATTCGTGTCGCCTTCAGTCTCGGCGGTTGGGAGTCGGCTTTCGGCGCTGGCATCAAGCCGTACCTCGTCGCCGTCCAGGTCGTCGAGCGCAATGCGTACAAGGCCGGTAGCGGATTCAACGCCACCGACGTCTTCGATGAGGGTCCCGGCATCAAGGCCGATGACATTCCGTTCTGATGAAACTCAAGATCGACATCAACCCCGTTCCGGCCTCGAGACCCAGGGTCAGCCGGTTCGGGACGTATTACGGGCCGGTGTACCGCAAGTTCAAGACTGCGATCGCGGCAATCCTGACATCGATGGCAGTCTCCTCCAAGTCGTTTGGAGACAAGAGACTGAACGTCAATGTCGAGTGTGTCGTCAAGAAGCCGAAGACAAGCATCCTCGACGTGCCCCGTGGCGACGTCGACAACTATGCCAAGGGTGTTCTTGACGCCATGAACGGCGTCCTGTGGGACGACGACGACCAGATCGTCAAGCTGACAGTGAGCAAGCGGTTCGCCGAGCAGAACGAAGAAGGACACATTCTGCTTGAGGTCAAGCCATCAGCAAGGTAACACACAGAAAGCCATGCCCCAAGTGCCGGGCATCAGGCAATGACGACAAGGGTGACAACCTAGTGGTGTACGACGATGGACACACGCACTGCTTCGCATGCGGACACCACACATCCAACGGAGAGCAAGTGACGACTCCAAGGCCGACGACGCTGCTGATGAGCGGCGAGTACAAGGACCTGACTCACAGACGGCTTTCCGCCCAGACATGCCGACACTACGGCTACCTGTCTGGAACGGGATGCGAGATCGCCAACTACATCAAGGACGGCGTGATCGTGGGTCAGAAGGTGAGATACGAGGGCAAGCGGTTCACCTGCACAGGCGACATGGGAGCTCCTCCGCTGTGGGGCCAGCACCTGTGGAAGCACGGCGGCAAGCGGCTCGTCATCACCGAGGGCGAGATCGACTGCCTCACCATCGCCCAGATGCAGGAATGCAAGTGGCCTGTCGTGTCGCTTCCGACCGGTGCGTCGGGAGCCGTCAACGCGATCAAGAACAACTACGAGTTTGTTTCCTCCTTCGAGGAGGTTGTTCTGTGCTTTGACAACGACGAGCCGGGCCGTGCAGCAGCCAAGGCCGTGGCCGAGATCCTGCCTCCCGGCAAGGGTCGCATTGCCACGCTGCCTCGCAAGGACGCCAACGAGATGTGGCTCAACAGCGAGGCCCGAGCGCTCGACACTGCCCTCTGGCAGGCTCAGGCTTACCGACCCGATGGCATCCTCCACGTCAAGGACATCCCGTCCTGCGACCACACCAACACCGAGGTGTGGGAGTTCCCATGGCCTGCACTGACTGACTTCCTGATCGGTCAGCGTGGCGGTGAGATCACCCTGTGGACCTCGGGCACTGGCTCCGGAAAGTCGACGATCATCCGAGAGCTGGCCATGCATCACCTGTCGGCAGGTCGTCCTGTCGGCATGATCATGCTCGAGGAATCTCCATCAGAGACTGTTGACGACATCGTGTCGCTGATCGTGAACAAGCCGGTACGCCGCACGTTCGCGTTCAAGGCCCTCAACCAACTTCGACTTGCAACCGGCAAGCCGACGCTGGAAGCCGACTTCGACTCGTCGCTTAACGACAGCGAGTACTCGACGGCAAGAGCATACGTCGACTCGATGCCACTGTACATCTACGACCACATGGGTTCGTCGGCATACGACAACCTGCTGTCGCGCATCGAGTACATGGCAGTTGGTCTCGGGTGCAAGGTCGTGATTCTTGACCACATCACCGCAGCCGTGGCAGGAATGCTGTCCAACTCCGAGGATGGTGGTTCCGAGCGTCTGATCATCGACGAGATGATGAAGTCGTTGCGATCCATCGTCGAGCGTACCGGTGTCCATCTTGACGTCATCAGCCAGCTGAGGAAGCCGTCGTCCGGAAAGGGCTATGAAGAAGGAGCCCGGATCACGGTTCAAGACCTCAGAGGTTCCGGATCCCTTGCCTCGGTTCCCAACACAGTCATCGCACTCGAGCGAGACCGTCAGCATCAGGACAAGGACGTGTCAAACACGACCATCGTCCGCATCCTCAAGAACCGGTTCACAGGAGCCAGTGGTGTCGCCACAGCCCTGCGCTACGACTACTCGACTGGACGTCTCGTCGAGGTCGGCTTCGCCGTCAACGAGGATGGAGACTACGTCTTTGATCCCAGCGCACCTACCGTTCCATCACTTGATCCAACCGCAATCTTCACCAACGAAAGTCTCTCATGACCCAGGTTCCCGACAATTTCCCCACGTATTCCTCGTACTCCCCCAAGACGCTGATCCAGCAGGTCGATGTCATGAAGCAATGCATTCGCGAGCTTCAGGCCGAGATCGCAGCCCTGAAGGACAAGCCCAAGGTTGAGAAGAAGATCGAGAAGAAGGACTGACCACACAACAGGGAGTAAGCGCTACCCATGAGCATTGCAGTCTTCGACGTAGAGGCAGACAACTTCATCGAAAAAATGACCAAGATCCACGTGATCGTAGTCAAGGACATCCAGACGGGAAAGCACCATGAGTTCACGGACGTATCAAAAGCGGTTGCTTTCCTTGATGGTTTCGATCGTATTGTTGGCCACAATTGCATTGTTTTCGATATTCCGGCTATTCAGAAGTTCATTGACTGGAAGCCGAAGGCGTCCCCCATCGACACCCTGATCATCTCCAGGTTGCTGTACCCTGATCGAACCCAGCATCCAGCTGGGGGCAGCAGCCTGAAGAACTGGGGCGACTATCTCAGGATGCCCAAGATCGAGTTCACCAACTTCGAGTCCTACACCCCGGAGATGGCCAAGTACTGTCGACAGGATGTCGACATCACCGAGGCCATCTTCAGGTTGCTGACTCCCGCTGCGATCAGACACAATGGTGCCGTCAGTATCGAGCTTAACGTCGCATCAATCATCTCGGCGCAGATCCGCAATGGATTCGGCTTCGACAGGATGGCAGCAAGCGGACTGATGGCCGACCTTACGATGCGCAAGGCCACCGTCACCGAGGAGCTTCAGCGGCTGTTTCCGCCAAAGGAGATTCCGCTCAAGACCAAGGTCAAGGTCATTCCGTTTAACCCTGGCAGCAGAGACATGATCAGCGCAGCCCTGATCAAAAAGTACAAGTGGAAGCCGACCAAGATGACGGAGACAGGCAAGCCGCAGATCGACGAATCGATTCTGTCCGAGCTTCCGTTCCCAGAGGCTCCACTGCTCAACGAGTACCTGCTTGTGGACAAGCGCATCAGCCAGCTCTCCCAGTGGCTCGATGCAGACGTAAATGGGCGTATCCACGGAGACGTCAACACCAACGGTGCAATCTCCGGACGCATGACGCACAGCAATCCGAACATGGCTCAAGTCCCTCGATGCGGCTCTCCTTACGGTAAGGAGTGCAGGGCGCTGTTTGGTCCGACCAGATCCGGATGGGTCCAGGTCGGTGCCGACGCCTCCGGACTGGAGCTGAGGATGTTCGCGCATTACCTCGCCGAGTTCGACAACGGCGACTACGTCAAGATCGTCACCACAGGTGACGTTCATACCCACAATCAGCATGCTGCGGGTCTCAAGACCAGAGATCAGGCCAAGACCTTCATCTACGGCCTGCTGTATGGTGCAGGCGACGAGAAGGTCGGCAAGATTGTCGACGGTTCCAGAGCCGACGGTGAGCGCCTGAAGACAGACTTCAAGCGCAAGGTTCCGGCATACGACAAGCTCCTCAAGAAGTTGCAGTACACCACCCTCAAGAACAACGAGCTGGTTGGCCTAGACGGTCGTCCGCTCCCCATCCGCAGCGCCCATAGCGCGCTGAACCTCCTGCTTCAGTCAGCTGGTGCGGTTGTCATGAAGAAGGCCCTGATCATCATGAAGAAGAAGCTGGACGACAGCCAGATGCAGTTTGCATTCATGGCCAACGTGCATGACGAAGTTCAGATCGAGTGTCCTCCAGAATGCGCCGACAAGATCGGAGCCATCATGGTGGATTCGATCAAGGAGTCCGGAGTGGAGCTTGGTCTCAAGTGTCCGCTTGCCGGTGAGTTCAAGGTTGGAAAGAACTGGTCGGAGACCCACTGATGAAGGTAATCGCATTCGCAGGTCTTGCCCGAGCTGGCAAGACGACAGCCGCCAACATCCTCGCCGAGATCTACACGAAGAACGGACACGACGTCCGCATCATGTCGTTTGCAGAGCCCATGAAGAGGGCAGCTAAGCGCATTGGTCTTGACAAGGACAAAGATCCGATCAAGTATCGAGACACCCTGCAACGATGGGGATCAACCAGACGCGATCCGAAGTTTCGACCTGGAGTCTCCGGTCCACACTACTGGGCCGACCGGGTCCTGGCCGAACTGATCGAGATGAAGATCGAGGAGAAGCACAACTACATGATGTACGATTGTGCCGATGCCGCCACCCTGTTCAGGGACAAGGTCATCATCTTCGACGACTGCCGCTATCCCAACGAGGTCGAGATGATCGCGTCGATCAACGGGATCACCGTCTTCGTGGACGGAATCTCCCGCATCACCGATCCTCTCGCCGAATGGCGTCATCATGAATCGGAACAGATGGCCTGGCAGTACACGTTCGGACTGATCCCGGACGAGGTGTTCGACTACTACATGGTCAACGACGATGACGTCGATGCCCTCCGCAGCAAGCTTAACCGCCACTCCATGACGTGGTTCGAGGAGATGATCACTTGAGCTCATTCAACAGACAGCAGCAGGACGACATCCGTCGCCTGATCGATCGAACGATTACACGCAAGAACAACAACGGAAGTGGTGGGGGTGGTGGCGGAGGAGGAGCCACCGATCACGGAGACCTGGATGGTCTGGCAGACGACGACCACGCCCAGTACCACAACGACACCCGTGGAGACGCCCGGTACTACACCAAGTCGCAGTCGGACGCTACATACGCAGCGTCAAGCCACACCCATGTCATTTCAAGCGTGACAAATCTGCAGTCAACTCTTGATGGCAAGGCTGCTGTAAATCACACGCATTCGCTGTCAAATTTGACGCAATCGGGAGCTACTACAAATCAAGTCGCTACCTGGAATGGCTCCCAATGGGCTCCATCTACAGTTACAGCTGGTGCTCTTACTTATGACCAAGCATTTCTAGCATCAGATGTTGCCCTCACTACTCAGGGGGTATGGTACACGGGGCCATCGCTTGTACTGTCAGCTGGAACTTGGCTTATTATGGCAAGCGCAACAGTTGGAAGAACGACAACTACAGCCGGAAACTACAACATAAGAATCAACAGCAACGGAACAACAAATCATGCCAGCACGCAGCAATTTCATACAAGCGCAGCCAACAACTGGGCTTCGCTGTCATGCAATGCTATTGTTGTTCTAGCCGGATCCACCACAATGCTTCTTCAAGCTTGTGGTAGTATTGCAGGAGATGTGCTTAAGGCAATCACCCCAAATAACGCATCTGGTACCAACGCCACTTCCATCGTGGCAGTAAGGATCGCTTAATATGGCAAAGAAGAACGTCTCGTTGACCAAGAAGGACAAGAACCCCAAGGGCGGACTCACCCAGTCCGGTCGAAACAAGTACAACAAGGCCACCGGTGGCAAGCTCAAGGCTCCCGTCAAGGGCACCCCTTCCCCTGGATCGGAGGCCGCAAAGCGCAAAGGCTCCTTTCTCGTCCGGATGGGTTCTGCAGCTGGGCCTATGCGCGACTCGAAGGGACGTCCGACCCGTCTTGCCCTGAGCCTGAAGGCCTGGGGCCATAACGGCGATAAGGCATCCGCCGTAAAGAAGGGCCGTGCGATCCTGAAGCGATATCAGAACGCCAAGAAGGTCAAGTCCTGATTATCGGACACAGTTTAGGCCGCCTACATGAAGGACCCCTATGGAATACATAGATAACATAGATAGGTACATTAGAGTAGACTTCATAGAACAAGATGATGTTCTATGTAAGATCTCTTCTCTGATTACAGACTATAGTGCTATTCATGTAGGGATCCAAGTAGAGGATTGGTACCTTCTTCCCATTAGAGGCCGACAGGCCCAATGGAGACAACAGGAACCAATGAACCGGCTCCTTCGGGGACAGATCAAGGATTCGTTCTTGATCTGTCCCTGTTACTTTGATCCGAGTCTGGTGTCGATGCTCGGTCACGGCTTCAAGACAAGCCCCTTGTGGTGGATCGGTTTGACAGAACCATTCCACTACCTGAACGATGCTGGCATCAATGTTCCTCTTCCAGAACGAAACACATGCGCTGAAGCCGTCGCAAGGATGCTCAGGTCCATGGGACTTGACGTCAAGGCCAGAAGCGCCAGGTTCCTCTACAGGGAACTGATGACAAACGATAGGGCAATCCATGTCGGATGAACCTCCGATCTCAATCGAACTTGTACACTGGCTGTCGAAGCGTTTCGCTCCAGTAACCTACACACCGGAAACAGACCTCAGGACCATCGACTTCAAGTCAGGTCAGCACTCAGTGGTCGTGTTCCTCAAATCCCTAAACGAGAAACAGACAAATGGGAGCAAGCATTCCTTCGGGGCCAAGCCCCCAGCAGGCGGCGTATGACGCATGGCTTGAACGAGAGCGAGTCAGGTACCAGGATCAGAAGCGTCAGTTCAGGGAGCGGGTCGGGGCCTACGAGACCCTGGCGTCCGACTACTCCAACCGAGCCGCAGGATCCTTCGAGTACGACCCCTCGTTGTCCGTCATGCCAACCGAGGGCCTGATGCGTCAGGAGCGATTCTCTCCGACGTTCAAGCCACGTGATGTCAACATGAACCTGATCACCGATCCGACTCAGGCCTACGCCAACACCCCCGGTTGGTTCTGGGCTCCGTCGCTCGGCATCAGCAAGGGCACCACCGTAAAGCCCAATGAGATCAATCAGAAGACCCCGACCATCCATCCGATGTTCGGAGGACGGTTTGGTCAGACGGGTTCCCCGATATTTCCTCAGAAGCCGCCTATGGTGGTTGACAACTACTGGACAGGGAGGCTTTGATGGAGAAGGGTGAAATTCAAAGGGAGTTCGAGCGACTTGACTCGCGTCGAACCAACAAGCTCGACCGTGCACGCGATTGCGCTCGACTCACCGTCCCTGGACTGTACCCGCGAGACGGGTTCACCGAGACGATGGACCTTCCGGACATCTTCTCGAGCCTTCCGGCCCGAGGCGTCATGGCTCTTGCCAGCCGAATGGTCAGCGCCATCTATCCCCTGAACCAGGCTCCGTTCTTCAACTTCGAGTTGGATCAGGAGTATATTCCTCAGGGCGCCGACACGACCGAGACGATCGCCCAGCTCGCTCGACTTGATCGCAAGATCATGGACAAGCTCGCAGGGACCAACCTCCGTCAGGAACTGTTCGTCCTGTTCCAGCACCTGATCGTGCTTGGAGATGCCCTCCTAGAGTGCATGGACGACTACAACTTCCGGGTGCACCGCATCGACCACTACGTCGTGCAGCGGTATCCGGATGGTCGCATCAAGAAGATCATCGTCCGCGAGTGGGTCGATCCCAAGGCCGTGCCCGAGGGATGGAACCTCGAGGAAGACTATCATCGGTCCTATGGATCGGAGATGGGTCCGACCAACGACCACAAGCCGTTCTTCACCGAGATCGAATGGTACCCCGAGACCAAGAAGTGGGAAGTCGAGAAGGAGTACTGCGGAGTCATCGTGGACAGCGGAACGTACGACATCTGTCCGTACATCCCGCAGGTCTGGTCTCGCATCGCCGGTGAGGACTACGGTCGCTCACTGGTGGAAGAGCACATCGGAGACATCCGCACCCTCGAGTCCATCACCAAGGCGATGGTCGAGGCAGCAGCCGCCAACTCGGAGTTCCGCATCGGAGTCGATCCAACCGGCATTACCGAGGTGACCGATCTTCAGGACACCCAGAACGGAGACTTCGTTCCTGCCCGTCAGGTCGATGTTTTCCCGATCCAGCTTCTGAAGCAGATCGACATGTCGCCAATGGCTACCGTCCGACAGGACCTCAGCCTTCAGTTGGGCAGGACCTTCCTGCTCCAGTCGTCGGTTCAGCGCAGCGGTGACCGAGTCACGGCCACCGAGATCAGAGAGGTCGCGGAGGAGCTCGATCAGACCCTCGGCGGCATCTTCAGTGGCATGGCCCGTGACATCCAGATCCCAATCGTCCGTCGCACCATGGTTCTCATGGCTCGCGACAAGATGATTCCCAAGGAGATGCTCGACCTGATCAGCGGTCGTGGTCCGCTCAACCTCAAGGTCCGCACTGGACTCGAGGCCCTGAACCGCGAGGTGACCAACTCACTGCTCGCGCAGTGGGCAGCGGTCATCAGTCAGCAGCCAGCCGTGGCACCGTACATCGATTGGTACGGCTGGGCAATCAAGTGGACATCGTCCTTCGGCCTCGAGCCCGTCGGACTCGTCAAGACGCCGCAGCAGCTGCAGGAAGAGCAGCAGGCACAGGCACAGCAGTCGCTCCAGGCCATGATCCAGGAGCAGACGGTCAGCAGCCTCGGCAGCATGGCCGAGGAAGGCGCACGTAGCGCCCTCAACAAGGAGCAATAATGTCAGAGAACCAGACTCAGCCCGGCGACGAGAACTTCGATCCGACCGACGCTGAACTTCAGGCAGTCGAGAAGTTCGCAAAGACCAGTCCTCAGAACCTTCCTCCGCAGTTCAACGGCGATCCCGAGAAGTTCATCAAGTCCTACAAGGACATGAGAGCCGAGATTACCCGTCTTCAGCAGAAGGCCAAGCAGCCGACTCCAGAGCCAAAGACCGAGGACAAGGCAGAACCGTCCATCGACAACCTCCAGATTCCCGAGAAGAAGGAGCCCGCTCCGACCAACGAGGACTGGGGTCGATGGGAAGGCGAGCTCAACGCCACCGGCATCCTGTCGGAGGAGAGCCGCAACAGCATCAAGCAGCGGTTCGGCATGCCGGACTCCGTCATCGACGGCTACGTCAGCGGCTACCAGCTCAAGCTGAAGCAGACTGCCGACAAGGCGGCTAGCCTCGTCGGTGGTCAGGAGAACCTCAAGTCCGTCGTCGAGTGGGCCCAGAGCACCCTCAACGATGCAGAGCGCGAGAGCGTGAACAACGCCCTCAAGTCTCCGGGTTGGGAGAACGTACTGATCGGCCTCAAGGCCAGAATGGATCAGTCGTCTCCGACCAAGGACGAGCCTCGCAACTACAGCGGCTTCACCAAGGCCGGTGTGTCCAATGCAATCGAGCCCTTCGCCAACAAGCGAGAGATGGTGGCCGCAATGCAGGACCCCCGCTACAAGACCGACTCGAAGTACCAGGAATGGGTCTACGCCAAGATCCGTTCGACCAGCAACCTGAAGGTAGAGCAATGAACACGATCATCAACTTCATCAAGGAAAATAAGAACGGTGTCCTCATCGGCATCGTCACCGCCGTCATGTTCCTCGTCCTGATGACTGCCAATGGCTGCAACCTGCAGTCGTTCGTCAAGGTCGACGTTCCGCCGGAGGTCAAGGAAGTCGTTGACATCCCGACCGGCGAGACGATCACCCTCGACGAGGCTCAGGCCGTGTGGGACGACTGGCAGTTCTACGTCGAGAGCAACAGCATGCGGTTCCAGCGCGCCGTCAAGGACGCCGAGGATCGATATGCCGTTCTCGTCCAGATTACCGATCTCGGCATCGGTGCCATCGGCGACGCTAGCAACGGCATTCCCGGTGGAGCCCTTCTCATGAGCGGACTCGGTCTCCTGACCGGCTTGTTCCTCAAGCGACCCGGTGAAGACCAGCGTGTCGCCAAGGAGAAGGAGAAGTCGTACAACGCAGGCATCGCCATCGGTGCCGACCTCAAGAGCACAGATCCGCCCAAGGCGGCATGAAGGCAAGGCCCATCGTATAACGGACATTACCCGCCATTGGCGGTATGTGGGTTCGAATCCCACTGGGCCTGTTCCGAAGCAGAGACCGCGTGGACCCGACATGGTGTCGGACAATCCGATTGCGACAACCGAAGCAGAGGTTTCCGTAAAATGAACTAGACAGAGAACACAGACAATGGCAACTAGCAACCTGATCCGCTTTGGATCCAACTACGCAAACGTCACCCCCACCCCCAGCGACCTCTGGCTCCCCGTCTTCGGTGGTGAGGTCATCACCGCCTTCGAGGAGTACAACCAGTTCTCGAACCTGGTGAACTTCAAGACGATCACGTCGGGCAACTCGATGAAGTTTCCCGCCACGTGGAAGATCGGCTCGGAGTACCATGAGGCTGGTACCGAGCTCCTCGGTCTTGATGTCGAGACCAAGGAGTACACGATCACCCTCGATGATCGTCCGCTCGTCTCGCACTTCGAGGTCGATGACATCGACACCGCGATGTCGCACTACGACGTCCGCAGCGAACTCGCCGCCGAGTGCGGTCGTGAGCTTGCCCGTCAGTTCGACCGCAAGCTCGCCATCCTCCTCTGCAAGGCCGCCAAGACCGCTGCAGATTCTGGCACGAACTCGTTCCCGATCGGTGGCAACACCTACTACGCCGCTCAGGCTGACTTCGATGAGTCAAGCTGGGGTCTTGAGCAGAACGGCGCTCAGCTCGTCGAGGCCATCGGCGCCATCAGCCAGGCCATGGACGAGAAGGACGTTCCGATGAACGATCGCTGCGCGGTCGTCAACGTCCCGCTCTATTACGCTCTCCGCAAGCTCGGTCTTCCGTACTACAGCAGCGGCTCTGTCGTGAACCTCGACAAGCAGGCCCTCTGGGGTCGCAACGATACCGGCGCTGCCGGTCCGCGCATCCAGGATGGCCAGGGTTACGGCAAGCCGATCGATGTCCTTGGCATTCCGGTCTACATGTCGAACCACATCCCGAACGCGAACATCACCACCGGTCCGACGAAGTACCAGGGTGACTTCTCGAAGACCGGCGGCATCGTGTTCCAGAAGCAGGCCATCGCCGCGCTTCAGCTGATGGGCATCACCACCGAGAAGTTCCGCGACGTTCGCCGTCAGTCGGACTTCATGGTTGCCAAGATGCTCACCGGCGGTGGTACGCTCCGTCCGTACTGCGCCTTTGAGATCGCTGGCACCTAATCAAATAGAACAGGAACATGGGGGGCCTTCGGGCCCCCCATTCCCTGAAAGGAAAACATGCCTGGAATCTACGGATCAAAGACAGCACCCGGATGGATCAGACAGGCAATGAACGGCAAGGACTGGGTCGACATTGCGTTCTTCGGTGACTCGAACACGGGTTACAACAACTACGGTTGGACGAACGGATTCGGCTACGAACTTTACCAGAATAGACGCATCAAGGCATACGCCAGCAACGTGTTTCCCGGAGCAGCGACAACCGCTTCGTCCCACTCCTCGAACTACGGTAACGGCACCGCCACCAGCCTTGGACTCGACTGCTATGTCGCTCGTACAGCAGGACAAAGTGGAAATGGACCATCCGAAGGTAATCCATATCCATGGATTACGCTTGGAAGCTCAGCAGGTCCAGCTTGGGCCAACACCCTGTGGAAGTCTGGCAGCGGTCTCAGACCGGCATCGGGCTTCAATGACTGGGCGTACGTGTCGTCCACAGCCATCAATCAGCGAACGAACGCGTTTGCAATCAATCTGGTCGGTGCTGACAATGCCTTCGATTCCACGTCGGCTTTCATTCACCGCGTCGGATACCTGACGTTTGCGTCTGGTGGTGGTGGTTTCAGACTGTCGTGCACCAAGACCGATCACTCGCAAGCGAACATCGTCAGCACGTCCAGTCGCGTCAACTGCCAGACCGGTACCGATGGATATGCCGTCGCTACCGCCACCGTCGCGGCAGATGCCACCCGAACCAGTACAAACATGTACTTCAAGAAGTTCGGGTTCAACGAATTCGTCGACGAAGACACCTACGAGGTTGTTGGTAAAGTCGGATTCCTGTTCGAGTCCATCGCGGTTCCCAACCGTCCGTCGTACGCCATCAACTGCATCTCGTATGCAAGTGGCGATACGATCAAGATGATCGCAGACTCCTGCACGACTGCGATCAGCGCCTTGAAGATCTACCTCAAGGAAATGCACGACCGTCAGGTCGCCTGTGGTGGTAAGGGACGCGTCGTGATCTTCCTCAATGGAGGCATCAACGACTGGAACGGGTTCAACTCGATCTCGCCTCAGGCCCACATCCAGAACACGCTCGAGTTCATCACCAACTGCAAGGCGGCATGGGCCGCGCAGGGTCTTGATGCCGGTAAGCTGGCCTTCATGATCATGCCGTCGCATGTCACCGCGTCCACCGATGTCCTTGGCGACTTCCGCAAGTACCTTGCAGACTACGTCAGAAACAGCGTGGATATCACCGTCATCGATCAGGTTCAGGTTGGTTTTACCTATACCGTGCTGACCTCCAATGGTCTATATGATGGCGGTGGTCCGTTCCACCTCACCCCGGAAGGATACCGAAGAGTATCCACCCAAGTCATCCAAGAACTTCTCTCTTACTCAGAAAGCCCAATCATGGCAAATACCGTCGCATCCCTCAATCCCCTCTCGACCGTCGCCGCCTACGCTCCGGACTTCCGTGGCGAGGCTAAGAACGCCTGGCAGACCCCGGTTCTCGCCGCCGGTGGCGCCGTCACCCTTCCGAAGATCGAGTCGTACCCTGCTACGTTCCTGATCACCTCGGAAGCCGATACGCAGGCCAATAGCCGCGCTGGCGTCATCTGCGCCGTCACCGCCGCGAAGCTCGTTGTGCTCGCTGGTAGCAAGGTTTCGACCACCGCTGCAGCCAACACGATTGAACCGGCAATCTCGGCTGGTGTGATCACGCTGACGGCCAACGCCACCTTCGCCAATCCTGGCTCGACGCAGCCGGTCAACGTGGTGCGTCTCACCTGACCATAGTCTCGGGATTCGTTCCGAGAACGATCCTCTGGCGCTACCAGAGGTCGCTACCTTCCCCCTTGGGGTCTTACGACCCCAGGGGGGTTTTCATCTTAGGAGATTTCAATGGGCGCACTAAGCAAGCTCGATGCCATCAACCGTATGCTCCGTGCTTCCGGAGAATATCCAGTCTCAACGCTGGCGGTCACAGGAAGCAACGACGTGTCGATGGCCATCCAGACCCTCGACGAGATCACGATGCAGTGCCAGCTCACTGGGCTGAACTGCAACACCGTCATCGAAACCCTGTCGCCGGATTCCAACGGCAAGATCTATATTCCGGACACGGTCCTTGCGGTGGACACCGTAGATATTGACATCAACCGCAACATCGTCCAGCGTGGACGCAATCCCACGTACCTGTTCGATGTCGACGAGAACACCGATGTGTTCACGACCACCGTCAAGGTGAAGATCACCTACGCCCTGTCCTTCGAGGACCTTCCGACCGCCGAGCAGTTCGAGGTCGTCGATCAGGCCGCTCGGATGTACCAGATGGCCACCGTCGGAGAGCCGCAGCAGGACAGACTCCTGCAGGAAACGGCATTCATGTCCAGAGCCAAGAGCCGAGCGGCCAACATGCGCTCCATGGACAGTTCATTCATGAGCAACACAAAGAGCGCCTGGCCTTGGATCGGCGCTCGTAGAACACAAGGACCCTGGTAATGCTTCAACGGATCGCAATTCCAGATCTCACCGGAGGAGTCAGCAAGCAGCCTGACTCCCAGCGCTTTCCCAATCAGGTGGAGGAGGCTACCAATGTGACCCTCCATCTGTCGAAGGGCCTAGAGAAGCGTCCCGGCTTCGAGTTCGTCAAGGAACTTGCGAACCTTTCCGGCGACATGTTCGTGCATTGGATCGAGAGATCCAGTACTCAGAAGTACTGGGTGATCTTTCGAAACAATGCGACTCCGGTCCATATCTACAAGACGGACGGTACCCTGTGTACCGTGACCATTGTCGATGCCGGAGCCGGAACGTATCTCCAGACCACCCCCGAGAACCTTCGGGTCATCACGGTCGACGACACGACGCTTGTCGTGAACACATCAATTACCACGGCCCTCAGCAACAGCACGGTGACGTACGACCAGCCGTCTGGAAGTGGTCACATGGTCGACGAATCTGGTAACTCCCACAACAAGCTGTCGTGGGAGCAGTTCGATCTTCCACCGTCTGCGGCACATGTCAATACATTCTGGTACGCCAGAGACGATGCGCTTGGTCATCCAGCAGGTTGGTATAAGGCTATCAGCGATACGTCCCAACCTTGGTATCAGCGCGTCCGCGCTCCCATGGCGTACTCGACATTCAGCGACTCCACGATGCCGATTCGGATCGTTCAAACCGCAGATACGACCTTCGAGGTCCGCTATTGTCCCTGGGCTCCCCGCTACAGCGGCGACTCCATCACCAACCCCGGTCCGACCTTCGTCGGAAAGAAGATCACCGACGTCTGCGTCCATCGCAACCGACTGTGGTTCTCAGCAGGTGAGAATGTCTGTGCGTCCGTTGCTGGTGAGTTCTACAACTTCTGGCTGAACTCGTACGCCACCGTCGTGGATTCCGATCCGATCGACGTCAAGCTTGGATCGGCGCAGGTCACCAAAATCTCCTGGATGTCTCCATTCCAGCGGATGATCGTGGTGTTCACCGAGTCGGGCCAGCAGTACGAGATCCGTGCCGCAGAGGCCATGACGCCAAGTACCGTGTCGATCGTCCCGTCCACCACCTATGCCTCCCCGATCAGCAGGCCAACGATTGTCGGTTCCCAGCTGTACTGGGCAGCGGCCAAGGGGCCGTGGATGCAGATCTACGAATACCTCACGGACGACAGTACAGCACAGAGCAATGCGGTTGACATCGCGGCCCACGTCGACAGCTACATCCCGTCGACAGCCAAGGAACTGAAGTCATCCGTCGCCAACGACCTACTTGTCGTTCGCGGTGGAGACAACAACCTGTACGTCAACACGATGTTCTGGAACTCGGACAAGAAGATCCAGGCAGCATGGTCGAAGATCACACAGCCGAGCACCCACACGGTCCTTGGTTGTCACATCATCGACGACTACCTGTATGTCCTTGCCAGGGTCTCGGCAGGTGGAGACACGGTTCTCAGGATCAGTCGGATGCCCATCCGCAACTCGGATGCGTATCCGTCGTACCGTCCCAGAATGGATTGCCTGTACTCAGTTGCCGGTGTCTATGACGCTGGTACCAAGACTACGTCCTTCACCCTTCCGTTCTTCGCCCCTGAGCTGGATACCGCCTACATGGGATCCGAATGGGGCAACAAGGAAGGATCGCGGTTCACCGCCATTTCCGGAACATACGCCCCGGGAAACACCGTACTGATCTTCAATGGATACCTTGTCGACAGTTCGCCCAAGGTCATGAGGATCGGATCGTCGTTCGAGATGAACGTCGAGCTGTCCCGTCAGTATGTCCGTGACCAGCAGGGAGTCCCTGCGGTCGGTACGCTTCAACTGAAGCAGTGCTCGGTGTTCCACCGAAACACGGGATACTTCGAGTTCGTCATCGATCCCAAGACATCCCCGGCCAGCAACAGGACGTGGAAGTACACAGGCAAGCAGCTTGGATCCATCGGATTCATCACCAACCAGAACGTGCTGTCGGACAGCGACATGCAGAATTTCAAGATCATGGCATCGGCAGGTGGAGTGGACCTGAACATCAAGTCCACGTCTCCTGCGCCATGCAACCTGACGAATCTCGAGTTTGTCGGAGAGTTCGTCGCATCAAAGAGAAGTGCAGCAAGCACATGATTGAACTAACAGCCATACTTGCAACGGGAGCGGAGGTGCCGCTTATCCTCGGCCTGTTCGCAGCCAGCACGGCGGTGTCTGTCGGTTCGTCGATGTACGCATCGAAGCAATCGAAAGACGCCGCTGCATACCAGAATGCACAGCAGCAGGCGGCTTACGCCAAGACGGTCGCAGTCCAGCGCGAGCAGGGCCGCATCCAGGCCATCGAGAAGCGCCGTCAGATCCAGAGCCGCTACGACGCCTACAAGGGTGCCGTGGCGACCAGCGCCGCAGAACGCGGCGTCGGAGACAGCCGATCGACAGAGCAGCTTGGCACGGCCCTTGGCATCCAAGCAGCACGTGAGTCGGCAAAGGTCAGCCTCGAGGAGCAGCTCGGAGCACAGTCGTTCGCCATCTCCAACATGCCCCAGTGGCAGGTTGGTCAGTCGAGTAGTCCGTTCCTTGCCGGTATCCAAGGAGGCCTTCAGGGCCTTCAGCTTGGCCTTAGCGTGACCAACTCCATCAACCAGAACGCACTGGCGCAGCAGCAACTGAAAGCGGGTACCTAATGCCTAGACAGACACAGATGAGACCGGTGGGCCCCCCGGCTCCCAATGTCGGGTCGTTTGGAGCAGCGGAGGTCAACCTCCAGAATCCAGTCTACCGGGCACAGACCGCAGTGGACGTCGGAGAGAATCCATTCGAGTATCTCCAGAAGATCCTCGGTACCGCCAGCGCTGTCACCTCAGCCGTTCTCGACAACGAGACGGCAAAGATCAAGGGCGAACTGTCCATGATCCGCATGGAAGAGGAGAAGGAGCGCGAGGCAAGGCAGGAGGAGCGCTACAAGAAGGCCGAGGCCAGAGAGGCCCGGGTCGAGGAAGAACGAGCTCTCCGTCAGGAGGCCAACGTCTGGGGTGCGGACAGGAATGCTCAGATTGCAGCCTTTCGGGCTAGCAACAACAGAGACGGACTAGTTCAACTTCGAGGCGATCTTCTTGAGCAGCAGGACGAAGTCAAGAATTCAGGAAACATCTACAAGTTTGAAGAGCACAGCAAGCTCCTCAAGGAAACCGACTCCACTCTGTCCATCGTCGACAATGAATTAGACGAAAACAACAAGAAGTACGAATCAGCAGCTGCGGAGGCGGCTTCTGAACGTGCGTCCGAGTTGGTGTCAGGAAACGCTGAAGCACTGCTTGTTGATGATGAGGTATCGGAAGGCATCTTCTCCCAGAATCCAAAATCCTGGAGAAATGCTATCGAAGACGTCATTGTCAAAGGTGTTGTGGAAAAGGATCCAGAATTCCTCAGCGTTGTCATGGGAAAAGGATCGGATACCGAAAAGCGAGCAGTCAACAGAGTCATCGACAGAGAAGTAGATCGCGTGTACGATCAGATGTTTCAGCGCAGGATGACTCAGGAACGAAACGCTGAGTCCAGTCGACTGATGTACGCGGCGGTGAACACCGCAAGAGAAGATCCTACCAAGTCGTTCAACGAACTGAGCGATCGCTTTCAGAACGGCAACATCAACACAGAGGCTTTCCGGCGAGGACTGGCACTAGGAGCCAAGTCTCACATCTCAGAGGGAAAGACGCCACAAGAGAGATCAACCAGGGCCATGGCTCTGCTGTCTGAACATGCCGACAAGCCAGAGGTTGCAGCAGCGGCCTTCACCGGCCTCAATCGAGCCAATGCCGAGATCAAGGCAGAACTCGATATTTCGCGCAGAGACGCCTCAATGTCGTCATACGGCAATCTGGTGGAGCTCGATCCTCAAGGCAATGAGGTCGGATGGCGAATGCAATTCGACACCCAGGCAGAACTTGTGGACTGGTTCTACAAGGACAAGATGGGTATCGAACCAAAGGATGCCAATGATCCTCGATACGCTGGACTACAACCCATGGTAGCCGATCTCCTCAGGGAGTTCGATCAGGACGATGCTAAGACAGCTGAAAACATTCGTGTGGCCAATGCCTCTGCCAACCGTAATCCATCTATCAAGAAGTCCGTGATGGCCAACGATGGATGGGCGGCTTCTCCGCTGAAGATTGCATTGGATACCAAGTCGTACCTGAACATGAATCAGCAGGAGATTGACAGTCTCGTAATACAGGAGACTGGATATTCGAATTCAGCTCCTCCTGACGAACTGACAAGAGCCGTCTCCTCTCTCGGGGACGATCCTAGAGCATTCAGAGTTGTCAACTCGTTCTTCGCGCACTTTCCTCCCTCAAACCCAGTCGTAAGCACCCAAATCGCCAGCGATTCAAAACTACGGGATGCCTGGGTCAAGACTGTCTTCTATCGGGAGGTGATCCAAGAATCTCAAGGCGATGAGGAAGGCGCGATCAGAGCGGCAAACCAGAGGTTCTCAGAATTCAAGGGATACCAGAGCGAAGTCGCCAGTGGACTTGTGTCCACCGAGACCAAGAAGAAGACAGAGGAAGCAGTTGTTAAGGGTCTTCAGGCGGCGTATGGAAAAAAGGCCCATGAAACGCTTCCCGGAGACGACAGGATGCTCCTGATGTCCCTTGCCGAGATGCACATTGCTACCGGTGGAAATGCCAAGAATGCGGTCGAGTTCGCACAGAAGGTCATGACCAGGGATCTCGGATACACCATACTGTCATCGAATGTCAATGGACAGCCTACCGTTGATCTTGTCTACAATCCTCCAAAGAGGTACGACAACGGATCCACGATGCGCGTTCTTCCGGAGAACACCGGAACACTCGAGTGGAACAGGTACCTCGATGACCTGAAGCCCATTGCTTCGGAGTTCATTGGCAGTCTTCCGAGCAACGGACGTCCTACTCCAGAGGATACCACCGTGGTGTCCATCCGCGTCAGTCACGATCCGATCGACATCGAGTCCGGTGGATGCTCCGTCGTGGCGACGACGAAGACCGGAGCAACGTACCGCGTTCCGCTTGACAGGATCTCCGTCAGCCAGTACAACTTCCAAAGATGGCAGAAGGTCAATCCTGAAAAGCCGGTGACCCCAATGCTCAATCTTCAGATAACCCCATAAGGCAAGAACATGGACAACCCTAACAACAGTTGGTATTCTCATCCTAAGGTCGAAGAGCAGCTTCCTGGGCTTAGGGCTCCAATCGTTCCCACTCAGCCAACGAATTTTATCGATACGGCTACCCCGTTTGTCGATACTAGCGAGCAGTCGTTCATTTCCACCCTCGGTGACCGAGCCATCTACGGCTCCACCGAGGGTGGGAGTGGACGTTGGTTGTTCGGTGCATTCCGAACTCCGCAGCGCTACATCACAGACATCGTACTGGGCGCCGATGAAACAGTCGACCCCCAGTTTATTGAAAATCGCAGCACCAAGGTCAAGGAGTACCTCGACGGTGTCGATGAGATGACCAGACGTCTTCTCGTCGCCGCTGGCGATGAACGACCCGGTGGCTACGAGCAGCTGGTCAAGGATCTCAGCAACACCGCGACCTCGGTTCAGAACCTTAGCTCCAGAGTCAGTCACATCACGGAGGTCTTCAAGGCCCGGAAGAGGATTGAGGCATACGATGCCGACTCCAATTTCGTCACCTACGGTCTGATGAAGTCGACCTCTGCCGTGCTCAACTACGTCACGGTCGACCCCCTGATTGTCGCTCCGCTTGGAGCAACGGCAGCAACGGCCAGGATCGGAGCAGGAGCCGCTACGGCTGTACGTGCAGGAACTGCCGTCAACAGCCTCAGCCGAGCCCAGAGGATCGCGTACTTCTTCGAGCAGAACAAGGCGTATTCCTTTGCTGGCAATCTTCTTTGGAACACGATGGACGGATCCCAGGCGGGTTACTCGTACTACGTGGCGTTCAATCTCGATCAGCAGAAGATCTACGGTTCGTCGCAGTTGGATGACAACTGGGTCGACAACGTCCTGATCGGTGCAGGCATTGCAGCCGGATTCACGGCTGGTGTCACCGCACTGTCGGGTGGCTTCAAGAGCATGGGGCGTCCGGGATCCGAGGATGCAATCTCTGCAGCCAGAGACCTGGAGCAGCTCGGTGCCCATGGCAACGGTCACCTGTCTACTCCCAGTGACATTGCGTTCCAGGACCGTATGTATCGATCCAGATCGAATCTGGAGTCTGTCGTCGGGCTCACCGAGGACAGCAATAGCCCGATCATGGGCACCATCCGCAATGCGGATGAGATGAGTCGTCTTGGGTATCGTACCCCGGATCAGATTCAGGAACTCTCCGATTGGATCAAGGCCAACCGTCCCAACTCTGCGGAGCTTGGCGAGAAGCTCACGGAGAAGTTCCGTCTTCGCGCCCTAAACCACGCCGAGTCCATGCGATGGCAGTCTGAGTTGGATGACTGGGTTGCAGCCGGTGGTGAGAATCCCTCCCAGTGGTATGGCATGAAGGCATCCGAGTACCTTCGCCGCATCGTTGGCGACGGTGAGTACAACAACTACAAGTGGATGCTTGACTGGTTCAAGAATAGGGCGGGTGGAGTCGATGAGGAGGGTCTCGCACGTTGGCTGATGAATGCCGACAAGGACCACCTTGATCGTCTCGTAGCCGTCCGAGATCTGGACGCCCGTGTGGCAAAGGTCGAGGCCGATGCCCTTCAGAAGACCCTTGACGAGGTCTCTGCTCAGCGTAGCGCCCACTGGGACGATGCGGTTCAGGCAGACCTTGTCAAGGCCATCGACGATATCAAGGAAGCCCGTTGGTTCGAGGCAGTCGAAGCCATGGAGCGGATGTGGGAGAAGCAGAAGGCCAAGGCTGGAAGCGTCCTCGCCAACCTCGACTCCCTGATCGACGAGGCCAACAAGGCAGATCGAAGCTGGGGTCGCAACCTCAACCGCAAGATCAAGGCTTATTCCAATGTCCGCAGGGCCGCTGACGATCTGAAGAACATGATCAATGGTCGTGTCCTGTATCCGCAGGATGGCACCAACCGCATCCTCAACAAGCTGATGGATCCGGATGCTACTGCCAATGATCTCCATGTGATGGCCAGAGAGGCCATTGCCGACGATGCCCGTCGCATGGATCCTGGCAACATGAATGCCGTGTCCCCGCTCAACCGTGCGGAGTTCGAGGCCGCTCAGGCCCGTCTACTCAAGGCAATCGAGGACATGCATCGGTTCGAGGATCGTGCAGGTCAGTACCTCGGTACCAAGATCAGCAACATCAGGAAGGTATACCGAAAGGCAGGAGACCTCCGCAAAGAGTTCTCCATGGAGTTCGGTCTTCCTGTCGAACAGTATCACATGACCGAGAACGGATTCCGTTCCATCATGCGCCAGACCGCTCGCAGCGTCGTCGACAATCAGAGACACAACGTCTCCCTTGTCGACGAGGTCTACGGAGCGGGATCTGCCGAAGACATGCTGGCACGGGGAATGTTCCCCAGCCGACCCGTCCGAACCAAGACCACCGTCAGACCGCTTCCCAGCATTGATGACGAGATGGCACTGTTCGAGCGCAATCTGGGAGATCAGGTCGATCAGCTCAAGCGAGAAGCAGCGGACAATCCTCAGATGGATGCCAAGAGAGTCGCTATGACTCTCGAGGCCAATGACCTCAAGTCCCGAGCCGCCAAGGCCCGTGAACTGGCCAATGGTTCCATCATGTCTGCCGATCGTAGGGCTCAGGTCGTCAAGATGGCCGAGAAGTTCGAACGCAAGGCCAAGGCCCTGGATCGAGCGGCAAAGCGCATTACGACCGAGATGGACAAGAGAGCCGGTACCTTTACCCCTCCTCCCCGTCCCGAGACCACCAGAATCACCGAAGCACCTACCGTAACTACGGCCAACGCACGGCTCAGTGATAAGATCGCAGACATCAAGCGTCAACTCGGCGAGCGTGGTGCCGACGGTCCAAAGCTAAGAGCCGACCTTAGGAAGGCAGTAGCCAAACTTGGTGCACAGACTGCATTCGATGCCAACCGTCGTCTGCTCGCCTCCACCACGGATGCTGTCGACAAGTTGCAGGTAGAACTAAGGGACCTTCTCGCTAAGGGTAACACAGACAAGTCTCCTTCCGTCAAGGCTGCACGAAGGGAACTCGAGAGCGTGACCAAGGAAAGGGACAGCCTTTCCAAGAAGATCACCAGAGTCGAGAGCGCGCAGGAAGTCTATGTCAGGCGTTCATCGCTCCATGGGAACACCCCAAGGTCCGACGATGTCGTTGCCCTGTCAAGGCTGATGGCGGCAATCAAGGTCGCACAGGAAGCTGGACGACCAATCGCCTCCCTTACGGCTCGTCTTTACGACGAGTTCGGCAACATCTCGAATCTTCCCAGATGGGTTGAACTCGAGGACGCCTATGCAGAGGCTCTCTCCGCTATTCAGCGTGGAGAGCGTGTGCCACAGATCAGGGTAAGCATGAGTGGCAGAAGAGCCGCAATCACTGTAGAGTATCCCGATACATCCTACACTACTCCTTCAGGGGCTGCTGCTGCTACGGGAACGCGCATATCCGAGTCAGGAACGGTAACATCAGGTCTCAAGGAACTTGCGTCTGACCCTGAGTTTGGCGAACTAGCTACGCGTCTAGATAGAAATCTTTCGGATGAGGCAGCTAGGACTCCATACGAGGTTTCAGCATCGACTAAAAGATCTAATTACAATTCATCCGGTAGTATCCAGCTGACACCTACAGCGGGTTCTAGAACGTTTGTCCATGAAGCAACCCACGCTGCGACTTACCATCAGGTTGTCAAAGCCATCAGGGAAGCTGGATTGAACGAAAGGCTGACTGGCAGAAATTACTTCAAGATGCTGGATACATATCTCAAGAATGGAACTAATGAAGCGGTAAAGCGCCTAATTAGATCCTATCGAGATGTACTTGAGCATATTGGAGCCGATTCCGATCTAGCCAGAACGTTAAACGCCGGTGGAGAAGCCAACCTTAGAGGTGGTAGGCTGATTGACAGGGCAACTGGCACTGAATATGCCATGCGAAACCTTGACGAGTTCATGGCTCAAGCCTACTCTGATTCAGGGTTTAGAGATCTACTGAAAAGCATCAAGCTAAAGGATACCAACAGAAGCGCATGGGAAGAGTTTGTGGATCTTGTTAAGGATCTTCTTGGCATCAAGAGAGGAACCAGAGAAGAAACTCAACTTGATCGCGTGATGAACACGATCGATGAGATTGCAAGAGAAGAACCTACACTCTATCCAGACTTGACGTCTGGATTTGAAGCACACCGCTTCAAGAAGGTCGTCTCCGATCCTCAAATGACTGTCAAGGAAGCAGCCGCCAAGGCCAAGAAGGCAACCCCTGAAAAGGCGACTGCCAAGGAAACCGCAGACGATAGAAAGAGTGCTCTTGCAGATTGGCTTGGATCGGTCTCCGGAGGTGAAGGCGATAGAATCGTCGCCACCAACAGACTGATGGCCAGCATGGCCCAGAGTCCGTTCTTCAGACGGCTCGGTGGCCAGATGCTCAGGCTCATGACGATCGGCACTGGATTCGGAAAGGTCCATGCCGTGTCCCGTGACCTTGACCTACTTGTCACCGTGTTCAACATGCTTGACAGGCCTGAGGCGCTTGAGCGGTCGCATGGCCTTGTCGGCAATGTTGTCCATACGCTCGAGACCTACAGAAGCAAGGGCAAGATGTACCTGAACCGTGCCGCAGGTGCAGCACAGGCAGCAGGTCTCAGCCACAGCACTCCGGATGCGTTTGCAAGAATCAACGCAGCCCTAGACAGTGGAGATGTCTCTGCCCTCAGGGGTGGAGAACTAGATGTCTACACACGACTCCGAGAAGCGTACGATGCGTATGCAGATGCCTACAGGACCGTCCACGGACGCGATCCTCAGGTCGAGCATTACCGTCCTCGCCTTCCGGTCGTCGATCAGATTGCAGGAAACAGAACAAGGGCAGCACAGCAGTTCCGAGACGTGTATGCAGACCGCATGCGCCGACCGGGACAGGAGCTGACTCCCGAGATCTGCGACGAGGCAGGACTTGCCAGAGGAACCGCCTACGATCCGTCGATGGAAGCCACTCTTGGTCCCATCATCGATGCCCATGCCACCCGCATGGGAACGGAGTCGGTCAACAGGCTCAGCAACTCCATGACCACGGACGGAATGGGAGGATGGCGCTACACGCACTCCACCAACTCCGCACGCGGTCGAGTCCTTGACAACGATACGTTCTCAGATCCCCGTCTCAGCGAGTACTTCATCCAGAATCCCCTGGAAGGTCTCCGTCAGTACATCCACACGACCGGTCCTGAACTCATGTTCCAGGCCCAGCTGTGTCGTCTGACGGGTCAGACCAACGTCACCTACAACGAGCTCCTCGACATTGTCGCCGAGCGGCTTGCTGCTGTCGGTGATCCCGAGATCACGGCTGAGGCGGCGAACATCGTCCGTCTTGTCCGCGAGAAGGCCGACATGGCCTTCGGTAGAACCCAGTACACCCACACCGACATGCTTGACACGTCCTTCCGTGCAGGCGCAGGACTGATCAAAACTGCCACCGGTTCGTTCTGGGGTCTTGCCGGTACCGTCGGAGAGGTTCCGAGAGCCGCCTTTGCCAACCGCCACGGCGGTCCGATCAGAGGCGTCCTCGAGGCCATGCAGGCACTGTGGCGCACCAACGACATCAACGCGATGCAGGACATTGCGCATGCCGTCGACCAGTACACCACCATGACCCACTCCCACGTCGGAGCCGGATCGTCGGTCGGTCTCACCATGTGGGATCGGTTCGTCGAGCCCTGGCGCCGATTCAGGAACGTCGTGACCGGAGCCGAGCATGAGCTCAACTACGGCACCAACCAGACCATGGGCCGCGTCAAGGGATCGGCAATCGCTGGAATCGAGGCGCTCGGAGAGACAGCCGTCAGAGGCGGTCTGCTCCAGTGGGCCTCGGGCGTTGCTCGTATCACGGCAGACAGAATGGCGAAGCGCCACCTGATGAACAGCATCGGTGGGATGCGAACGCTTGTTCAGGAACTCGAAGCCATCGGTCCTGTCGCACGCCAGACTCCCGAGACCGCCAGACGGTTCCGGGATGCGTGCTCCAGAGCCGGTATCTCATACGATGTCGCCCTTAGGATGAACCACAGTGGCCTCCTCAACAGGGAGGTCGTGGATCAGCTTGAGAACGCCCTCTCGCTCCCAGGGGTGTCCCCTAGCGGAGTGTTCGAGTTGAACAGACTGCATGGTCTTGGAGACCGTGCATACATGGGACTTGTCAGCTATCTGACGGATGCCCACAACTTCCACGTTCCCACCGCTGGCATTGCCCAGTCGGTTCCTGTTGCGAATGCGCTTGGACGTCTCTTCTTCCAGCTCACTTCGTACAGCAGATCCTTTGCCACCACCGTCGCCATGCGCGGTGCCACGAACATGCCGCTGCAAGCAGCAGCCCTCACGTTCGGTGCCGTCATGCTGGGAGAGACCATCTACCAGAACTCGCGTGACGTGGCCAAGGGAAAGAAGACATGGGATGACGTGATCTCCGACTACGAGACCAACCCGGCGGCGTTCTACTTCAAGAACGGGCTGAAGTCTCCGTGGCTCGGTGGTCACCACAGCACCTACATGTCGATGATCGATGCCTTTACCCCTGGTGATCTCAACTTTGATTCCACCAGAGGCAACAGCTCGATCAGCACCATCCTGTCGACCTACAATCAGACGGTCGGCAGGTTCTTCAAGGAAGAGCCCGACGAGGCGATGTACAACATCGTCAAGGGACACACACCGGTTGTAAACTCCTGGTACTCCAGGCTCCTAATGGAGAGATTCAAGTAATGGCCTACTCATACATCGATCATACTGGAACCGGGACCAGTGGACCGTTCTCCTTCAGCAGCATCCAGCTGCTGGAGGGGACGGTCGAACCGGTAAGCTCTCAGATCGACGTGTACCGCAATGGCGTCCTCCTGACGTTCACCACGGACTATACGATCAACACCGTTAGCAAGACGGTGACCTTCACCGGTGCGCAGCCCAACCTGCTGTCGTCGGAAACCCTTCGGATCGCACGTGACACCCGCAAGTCTAGTCGGTATGTCGATTACGTCGACAGCACCAACGTGACCAGCGAGCTCCTCGACCTCGACAGCAACCAGCTGTTCTTCATTGCCCAGGAGGCCATTGACATCCAAGGCGATGCCATGGTCCGCAACACCTCAGGCCAGTGGGAGGGTCGTGGATACCGCATCACCAACCTTGGTGCGGCTACCTCCGGCACCGATGCCGTCACCCTGAACCAACTTCAGGCTGCTGTGGTCGGAGCCCTTCCTGCCACTCTGTCGGGTCAGGGAACCGCGTCCTACACCGGAGATGGCAGCACCTCGGTGTTCAGCCTTCCGGCCTCGATCTCCACGATCACGGATACCTCGGATGTGTCTGTCTACGTCAATGGCATTCGCCAGCGACCCACGACCGACTACACCATTGCATCTGGAAACATCACCTTCATTCCAGCTCCCGCCAATGCAGACAACCTTCTGTTGTCGTGGCCCGAGGGTGTGATCTCCGGAATCATCACAGCAAACAGTGTGGCTACGTCCGCCATTCAGGACGATGCCGTCACCGTTGCCAAGATCGACGAAGGCACTGATGGTCAGTTCCTCAAGACCGTAGCTCCGAATGTCGTGTGGGCCACTCCAGTCCATACCGACATCAGTGACTTCGACACCGGAGTCCGTGAGAACCGCCTTGACCAGATGACCTCCCCAACGGCATCTGTGTCGATGAACAGCAACAAGATCACGTCTCTTGCGACAGGTGTGTCTGGAACCGATGCTGCAAACGTCGATAACATCACAACTTACAAGTGGTGTTATTCGGTTCCCGTGTTCAACGATGGAACTGGAACTAACAAGGACAGAACATATATCATCACAGGTGCTCCATTTGAGATTGGAGGGGCGATGATTAATGTTCCACTGGTTGACTCCGGAATAGACTTTACTTTGACGTTTGTTGTTCCGGCTATCTCCGGATCTCATGCAAACAGCAGCACTAATGGAGCGGTGCATGTCTACTCGATTTCTCCCGGAGGTGTTGGCCACGGTTGGCGCCTTACATGGGATCGCCTGACCACCACGTCTATTTCTTTGCGGGTATCCGCGACCGGAAGCAACGCTACCATTACAACTAGGGCGGCAAACGCGACCCTGTTCAGGAGAGACTGATGCAGCAGATCAACGTCAATCAATTCAAGACCACTGGTGCATCGTCCGGCAACATCCCCAAGTACAATGGCTCTGCCACGGCTTGGGCAGCTGACGCCACTGGAGGTGGACAGGTCGCAACCATCCACCAGACCCTGTCTGGCGGCTCTACCGACAAGACGGCAACCTTTGCGTTCGTCGTTGGAATGTGCTACATCGAGATCCTGACAACCAACGGCGCTAACGACAGTACCGTTTCGTTTGCTTCGTGGGTCAACCTTAGATCGTACAGCGGCACCAAGACCGCTAATGTGTCCAATAGATTGTGCATTGGTCACGGAGATACCGGTGGAGCGTACACGATGGAAGTCGATAGGGACACGACTGGTACTAGAGTGGTTGTCTCCAGGGTCAACCGGTATTCAACCGTGTCTCCTACCACTGGTCCGGCTTCTCTATTGGGCCTGGACTGGCCCGGTGCTGGTGGCCTCCGCATCACCGCTTTCGAGGACATGCAAGCATGATGTTTGACGATGTACTCAAGATCCTGGTGCCTATTTTCGTGATGTTGGCTCCATTGTTCAAGATGTTGTTTACAATCAATTCCAGATTGGACAAGATTGAGCAGCGTCTTGACCTTGAGAAGAGACAGGTAGATGAGATCCTGACTCGACACGATCGTCACATCCATGAGATTAGAAACTCCTTGACAGCCATCACTCTTCTGCTGGCTAGAAAGGGAATCACTCACGATGACCAATAAAGAAGACAAGTCGGATGTCATGTGGCACCTTACCGCCGACGCCATCATCGACGCCATGAAGGATCCTGACCGGGTGTCCCCGGGATGGGCCCAAGCGGCCCTTCGGTTCCTGAAGGACAATGGCATTCAGGCCATGGACGTCCCCAACGGCAAGCTGGAGCAGCTCAGGAATGTGCTGCCATTCAAGAAGGTAAGTTAAGATCTCGGGGGCCTACCGGTCCCCAGATCGATTCTAAGGCCCCTAGGAGCCCCGTAGAGACGTTCCTGCGTCTCAGGGGTACCATCGGAGGGGTCAACCAAGGAACGTCTGTAATGGGCGTATAGGAGCAAATCTAAAATGACCAATAACGAATACGCAGACATGCTGAGGGACGACTTCCGGAACTTCGTGTTCCGGGCGTGGCAGACCCTGGGGCTTCCGGAGCCTGCCCGGATCCAGTACGACGTGGCCAGCTACCTGCAGAGCGGTCCCGAGCGACGGATGATCCAGGCCATGCGAGGATTCGGCAAGTCGTACCTGACGGCCACCTATGCCGCATGGAGGCTGTACCGTAATCCCGATACGACGATCCTGTGCGTGTCGGCTGTCCAGACCAGAGCCCGGGAGTTCATCCTGCTGACCAGGAAGCTGATCGACAGCATGGACGAGCTCCAGCACCTCCGTCCCGGTGAATGGGACCGAGATGGTGCCGACCGGTTCGACGTCGGGTGCAGGACCACCCCGTCCAAGAACCCCTCCGTGGCGGCGTACGGAATCAAGAGCATGATCACCGGTACCCACGTGGACGTCATCATCAACGACGACGTGGAGATCCCGGACAACAGCCGAACCGTCGAGGCACGCGACATGCTGATGTCTCGGCTCCGGGAGTTCGAGAACATCCTGAATCCAGGCGGGGACATCATCTACCTGGGAACCCCACAGTCGGAGGACTCGGTCTACAATCGACTGGCGGCTCACTACGAGTGCATGAAGTGGCCTGCCCGGTATCCAGATCCGAACGACGAGGCATCCATGCAGAGGATCGCTCCGATGCTGCTGGAGGACCTGATTGATGGTGACGTCAAGCCGGGAGATCCGACCTACCCGTCCTACTATCCGGACGACCTGCTGATCGAGAGAGAGGCCATCATGGGCCCCTCGATGTTCGCCCTTCAGATGCTGCTCGACACGACGCTCAGCGATCGTGACAGGTATCCGCTGAAGCTGAGCAACTTCATCGTGTGGGACATGGCAGGTAACCAGGCACCCAGGAACATGATCTGGGGAACCACCAATCCCGTACAGATCGAATGTCCGGGATTGTCAGGAGACAGGTTCAACGGAGCCGTATACCAAGACAACAGGTGGGAGGAGTACGAGAACACGATCATGTATGTCGATCCTGCAGGCCGTGGAGAGGATCAGACGGGATACTGCGTGGCTAGGATCCTGAACGGACTGATCCACATCCCGGAGTGCGATGGCCTGGATGGAGGACATGAGGATTCAGTCCTCGGAAAGCTGGCTGACATCGCTGCGTTCCACAACGTCAAGGCGGTGGTGGTCGAGAGCAACTGGGGCGACGGAATGTACGCCAAGCTGCTGATCCCCCATCTCCTGCGTGTCGGGAACATCGCGGTTGAGGAGAAGAGGAACACCGGTCAGAAGGAGATCCGGATCATCGACACCCTGGAGCCTGCAATGGCCCAGCACAGGATCTGCATCTCCCACAAGGTAGCCAGCAACATGGTCCTGGGGAATCAGATCACACGAATCACCCGTGACAGGGGTTCACTCAGGCATGACGATCAGATCGAGGCCATGGCTGGAGCTGTGGCTTGGTTCAAGGATCAGATGGCGTTGGACAGTAGTCGTAGGATCCAGGACATGGATACCGCCAAGGTGGAGCAGGTAGCTAAGGAGTTCCTGAAGGAATACAAGAAGCCTACTCCAAGCCGATGGGTCCTGCCTGTCACAGGAGGACTTCTGGGTCGTAGAGCCCGTGAGGAATGGAACAGAGGACGTGGGGTGAGAACCCGATGGGGGGTTTGAGCCGACTAGAGTGAGGGCGAAGCCCGAACTCTCCTATAGATCTACTAGATACTATGGGTACCTATGGGCCGTGCTAAGGATCCACCCCGTCAACCTAGTTCGACGTGCGGACCATCCGATGGAAAATCGACATGGGGTCACTGATTCGAACGAGGGCATGAAGCCACCAACTGCAGTCGTCTCCCCCCGTGCCCCCTACCTGCGGGATCATTGGATCTCGAAGGGGGCCGGTGGGGGTACGATGGGCCTGCATGGGGGTGAGCTGGGGCTTCCCCTTTTTGTCTAATGCCCTGGCCGGAGTTGACAATAGGCAAGTGTCAGCCTAGCCGGATAGGTTGACAATGGGAGAATGTAAGCCACGCCGGATTCCCTTACATATTATGATTGTGGGACATAGTATTAGGATGTACCTTAGTATTAGGATCATGCAACCTAACATAGCACTACGATCCTAATGTTATGCTCATAATACTACGATGCATCCAGCTTGTGCATAATCATGTATGCATTCATGCATAAAGATTCACAAGCTGGGAGCGACATTTTTTCGGGATTGTGTTCAAGATCCCTTGTGCGTCGGTCGATACTTGATAGGATCCCTTGTCGCCCTTCTCCGCGCGTTGCGGGTAGGGGCGAACGAAACCCGAACGGGGCGCGGCCCCTAGGAAACGACCGATGAAGACTCCCGAAACCGTTTACACTCTCGACAACCTCGTCTCTGTCATCGAGGCCCTCACTCCCGCGTCCGTCCTCAAGGCGGAAGGCCTCGACCCCGTGTCCCGCCCGATCCGCGTCGAGGCGCGAGTCAGCGTGCTGTTGGCGAATGCCGCCATCCGCGAAGGTCGCGCGTGTGCGTGGGCGTCCTTCGCGATCGTGATGTCGGACGGCACCGCCGTGCCGTTCAAGGTGTGGGCCGACGGAATCCTCGGCATCCGCGAGGGCGGTCGCTCGTGGGCCGTGTCGGCCCGCTGACTCTGAGAACCCACTACGGGGCGCGCGTCGGGAACGGCGCGCGCCCCCTTCCACAACCCCACTACCCCGCGCGCGGCGCGCCCCTGTAAACCTTCGGGAACGGGCAAGCGTTGTCGTGTGCGGATAAGTAGCGAATGAGCGGGTAACGGCGAGAGTAGGATAAGATGCGCGGCGCGCCCCTGTAAACCTTCGGGAACGGGCAAGCGTAGCCTGTATCTTATTAGCGTCCCGAGATTCGGGATAGGTTGGCTTGCACCAACTAGGCTACTTTCTGTATGCGTTTGCGGAACGGTTGACACTTCCTCCGCCCCACATCGGATTCGTCCGGCGTGGGGTTGTTTCGTGCGTATGCACGGCCAGGGGGTGGGGACGAATCCGCCAGCCTATTGGAAGGCTGACCCGTACCCATGGGTAGGGAGCGGAGCGGCGCGCCGAGTAAATCGGCTGCGTGTCTAGGCTTGTGACCGAGAGTGGGACGCTATCGACTGCTAGGAATAGCAGAACGGCCAGCTGGCCTCATAGCGTATAGGCGAGATGTACGCCGAAACCTAATAAGGGACTAACGCTAAAGCGTTGGCCGCTGTAACAGGCGGAAGCAGAATGTAGGTGGTCAGAGTCGGCTAGGATCGATCCTAGGAAAGCGACTATAAAGCAGTAGCCTCTGTGGAGTCGGTGCGCGTAAAGCATCGGCGTCTGTAGGTTGGCCGTGCACTTGTCCGTGCACGACTGGCCTACGCTGCGGAAGGACAAGTGTAGACTGCACAACAGCACCTAGCGCGTACCGGCCAGGGCTCCGGCGTTTCGTCGTCGAGTCAATCGGCTGCTCGCGTGTAAGGCTGTACGGCGTGCTGCCCCTCTAAGCGCAAGCGAGCAGGGGCGGCTGTAATTAATAAGGACAGGCAAACTTCAAGGGAAGTTATATCATGCCATAGGTATGATATGAAGGCTAGCCATAATAAGCCAACTCTGCCCCCGTCGATCTAACGGTCGACGGGGGTATTTTCATTTCAGCATCCGACATTTCGCGATCGTTTCGTGAATCAATCGGCTGCAAGTCAGGAGCGTGACATGAAGCAGCGTGAAATCGTCATTGTAACCCGACATGCCGGGCTGGTCGAAGTCCTCGCGCAGGACTTCGGGATCGTGGGCGAGGTTGTCGCTCACGCGACGGAAGGCTCGGTGCGCGGAAAGGATGTCTACGGCGTCCTTCCGCTGCACTTGGCCGCATGTGCGGCCAGCGTGACAGAAGTCACCCTCAATCTCCCCGCAGACAAGCGGGGAGCAGAGCTCTCTGCCGACGAAGTGCGGCAGTACATGGTCGGGCTGCGGACCTTCGTGATCCGCACGCTCGAGAAGCAGCGCGAGCTGCTCAACGATGCCCTTGACTCGGGCTATCAGGGAATGGGCGGCACCTATTCCGGAAAGGAAGGTGTGTGATGGACGAAAGAAAGTGGAACAATCTGTCTGTGGCAAAGCGCAGCCGTTTCATCAACGGTCTGCGCTGCATGTCGCCGGAAAGAACTGAGGCATGGGCGTCGATGGAGGCGCGCGAGATGCACGCCCTGGCCCATGCTGAGTGGGTCAAGGAGCAGGAAGACTACCGGCTGGCTGCTTTGGCTGCAAAGCGAGACGCCGAAGCGGCTGAGTGGGCTGCTCTGTCAGATGAGGAGAAGAAGCGGCGCCACAACCTCATTCAGTTTGGAGGTGCGTGGTGAAAGAAAAGACAAGCGAGAGGATCGGAATGTTGGTCATGCTATCGCCATATCTCTTGGCGGGAAGTGTCGTGATCGCCAGCATCTTCTGTATCGTCGTCGACCGGATCATCAGCATGTTCATCTAAGGAGGTCCAGCATGTGCAGGAAGTGTATTGCGACGGAGATCGCTCAACGAGTTCTAGGCGGTCAGAACAAGGGTCTCGCTGCTGCCATTCAGCGCGGCGAGATCGACATGCGGCTGCTGCTCGGCAAGCCGCCAACCCAATCACATCACCCAGCTGGGCCGCGTGACGAGCAGCGCGGCCAGGAGGATGATCGCATCATCTTCCAGGACATCGACCCGTACAACTACGGGATGAACGCATGAAATGCGAGTCGTGCGGGTCAGAGATTGACCCAATCAGACTAGAAATACTACCACACACGACGACCTGCACGGGCTGCTCGACTGAGCAGAAGCGTGTGGGTTTTCTTGTGTTCTCGCATAAAACCGCTCCCGACATCGTCATGGTAGACGGTGGGGACAAGGAAGCGGTCCGCATCGCCCGTCGCGGTTACGAACGGGCTAGATAAGAGCTGCCCCGATAGCTCAACGGATAGAGCACCGGCCTTCTAAGCCGGTGGTTGCAGGTTCGAATCCTGCTCGGGGTGTTTGCCGATATCGTGTCGGCTGCGTGAATGACTGAACCGGGGCACGGCCCCAAGGAGTCTGCTATGAAGGGCAATCAGTGTCTGCTGTACCCCGTCGCGACGGCGTGGGTGGTCAACGAGGACGGCGATTGGGAGAAGGCGATCAACATCCTGGCAGAAGATGGCTCAGAGCGCACGATTTTCGTGGTGGACTGGCTGCGTAATCCGGTCATGGCTGCGCTGCGGCTGGTCGGGAACGGTGAGCATCGAGAGGTGGTTGCACTGGTGCACCACGTCGCGACCAACTGGGATCAGACGGCGGAGCAGGACGAGAACGAACTTTTGATGAGCGGCGAAGCCGCAGAAGGGGTCGAGGAATGAACAACAAGACGTTCGA